ACAAGGCTAACCCTCAGAATGAAGGTCGTGTCTTCCTGTATAAGTTTGGTAAGAAGATCTTTGATAAGGTCATGGAAGCAATGCAACCTGAGTTTGAGGATGAGACTCCAATCAATCCTTTTGACTTCTGGCAGGGTGCTAACTTCAAACTGAAACTGAAGAAAGTTGCAGGTTACTGGAACTATGATTCTTCTGAGTTTGATAAGATTTCACCACTTCTGGATGATGACGATGCATTGGAAGCATTGTGGCAGAAGCAATACTCTCTGTCAGCACTTGTTGCATTAGATCAATTCAAGTCTCACGAGGACCTGGAGAAGCGTCTGAAGATGGTGTTGGGTCAGAAGTCTGCACCCCGTCGCTATGATGAGGAACTGGAAAGTGAGAGTGATGGTCGTGGATCTTTCTCTCCAAACTTTGAATCAAGTAAAGCTCCTGCTGCTGACTTCAATGCACCTGACATCACTTCAACAAAGTCTGCTGACTCTGATGAAGATGATGCTCTGTCCTACTTCCAGAAACTTGCTGAAGAATAATTACTGAAATAGTCTGATATTATCAGCAGTCTTTAAGGTTTCACTCTTGTATTGAGTGGAACCTTTTTTGTATTCCATCATTTCTTCTAAGTCATCTTTAACTATACTCAGAAATTTACTTTTTAAAACAAAAATATTTCTTCTATCATTCTGGAGATTTTCTTCATATTCATAATTCGTTATTGAAACCACCGGATATACTGTTGTCATACCTTCTATTTGATCATCATAGAATGATACTGAGTAATTAGAATCAACTTGTAGTCCAGCAGAAATGATTATTGCTCCTAAGGAATTTTTTACCTCAGTAGTTTCATAATGATGAATGGCATTTATCTTATCATAAGTTGCATATTTTTCTAGTAGATAATTCTCAAAATCAAATTGAGTCATAGGCCATTCATTATATACATTAATAATATTATTACATGTTAAAACTAACCAATCTAAATTCGCATCTCCATAGATTTCATATGCAACATTATCAGGTCTATCATTACCTTTAATTTTATACTTGGTAAAGACAGAAGCATCTTGAAAGATATCTTCTCTGAGTTTACCTCTCATAAAGATATTCTTTACAGGAATGTAATCGGATATCTTAGCATCAGGAAGTCTGCTAACATATTCGAAGTTTGGAATTTTGCTGAAGTAATTTGACATTTTAGAAACCGATGAATGAATCGTCCAAATCGTAATCATCATTAAAGATAGGAGTGATTTCTGAGAATGACATAGTTATATCATATGAAACCATAATGCCATCACTATATGTTGCATAATTTCCTGTTGGAGTATAATTTACCCCAAAGGATTGTAATGCACAAGTCTTAAACGCATTTAATCCTCTATGAAGTTCCCCATTTTCACCCATCTTTACATATTTTATTCTGAAAATGTGGGGAGATTTTAAGAACAGATTAGATTTTGATCTAATTGGCGCACCACCCTGTTTAAAAAATCTCATAATTTTAATTACTTCATTTGCCTCATCTTTATCTCTAGGTGATAGTTGAAATTTAAAAGAGAATGGTCTCAATGATGGTCCCTTAAATAAGAGTTCCATATTAGGATTTAATACCTGACCGGTTGTTCTTGATAATAATGCTTGACTTTCTACACCGGCAGCAGCTGCAGCAAGAGCAGTTCCTAATGCTTCCGAAACTGCGCCAGCATTTTCTCTAACTCTGTCTATATAATCGCCAGCTTTCTCAGCACCTTTTGAAACACCTTTAAAAATTGCCTCTCTAGCAATGTCTGCCTTAGCGATATCTAAAGCAGTCATTGAGTTTGATCCCCAATCTGCTTTATTTTGATCACTAATTCCACTAGGTATTGGAAGAACAACTGATCCAATTGATGATCCCAATTCTCCTCTAGAGAAACCAAATTGACCAGAACCACTGCTCGCAGCTGTTGATGGTACATACTCATGCATATCAAATTTAACGATATCTTGTTTTGAATCCGCAATGTTTACTGGATATCTCAAATTTGGAAAGCTAGTCCTTGTACCCTCTGTAGCTGCCTCTGATTGTAGTGCTGCTGGTTTTGTATTAGACTCTGAGTTATCATTATCTGCATTATTACCAGAACCACCAGCAACTACTTCTGCGTTTTTCTTACCAATACTAGTCTGTCCTCCTGCAGCAGATTCCGTTTCATTCTTAACCATTTTTTCATTGGCATTTCCAGTTTGAGTTTTTACTGAACGTGCTAATGTAGAACCTGAATCGCTTAGTCCTCTTTTTTCTCCTGCTGATGCAGTGGATAGAATAGTATTACTTGTTTCTTTTCCATCTTTAGATACTACCTCTTGAATTTTTACAGCATTATTTCCTTGAGCATCAGTTCTATAAGTTTCTCTCTTTACACTACCATCACCAAGACGGGTAACCTCTGACTTATAATAATTAACATCTCTAGGTCCTTTACCGGATCTACGTTGTTGAGAATTTCCCGTAAATATTGATACTTTGCTAGGGTCGCTAGTTGCTGATGCCATTACAGACTATCTTTTTACTTATTTAGCACAACTTTCTTATAGTTTAATGATATAAGGTCATCAAGTTCTTCTTGCTGAACAACATAGACTTGACTTCCTAGTTCTGCCCAAGTATATTGTCTATAATCTCTGAGATGAAAGTTAATTCCACGAAATCCCCATGGGAATACATCACTTACTGCAACTAATGGGTGTTGATCATACTGAATATTTAGTGTTTTGGCATAATACTTGAAGGTGCATATAGTTCCTGCTTCAGGTATTGGTGTCACAGTATCATTCAATGCATATAGTATCAAATCCATCCTATCGATAAGATTTTTTTCAGATTTAAACTCTAGAATATTAGGTTCTATGCGATTCATTTGATACCTAGTTCGTCTTCTGTGATAATTTTAAAATTTATTCTTCTGTCTTCACAAAATTCAGTTGCTGCTTTCCACTTTGCTTGGTTAACAGCATAGGTTTTACACTCATAAATGTATGATTTAGTTACTCTTGATTTTTTCTTTGGGGGTTGAGTCTGTCTTTTAGGTTTCACCTCAATCACATAAGTTTTTATTTGCCCCGTACTTTCTTTTACTTTGATAATAAAGTCTGGGTAATACTTATGAATTCTCTTATCAACTGGTGAGATGTATGGGATATGAAATTCTTCACTACCCCACTGAAGGATATTTGTATTTAAATCACAGTATCTACAAAACTTGCGTTCCCAACTACTCCGACATATAATGTTTGATGAATCACCTTGATACTTGTCTGGGTATGATGGTTTGTATTTACTCTTAATACTTTCTGCCATACATAATATATAAGGTAAATACTATTTATAAATGCCATCTCCAAAGACGATAGCTGATTTAAAAACTAAATTTCTTAAACCAGCATTAACTTCTCATTATGAAGTTGACATTCCTCTGAGGTCTTTACCAGCGGGTGTAACTACTATAGTAGGTTCTTTAGATCAAGCAGATCTAAATTTAAGTTGTATGGAGACATCATTACCTGGTTCTTCATTAGCAACCTTTGAAGTAAAGAATGATTATACTGGTGTAACTGAGAGACTTGCCCATAGGAGAATGTATGATGATAGAATTGATTTTACATTTTTAGTTGATTCTGAAAAATATTTTGCAGTAAGAATTTTTGAAAAATGGATGAGATATATTGCTGGAGAAGATGCTGATCGTCAGGACGGAGAAACACAAACTGTAGCTGGTCCAAATTATCATTACAGAGTTAGATATCCAGGAACTGGAGCCGATACAACTGGATATAGATGTATGAGAGGTTTAAAGATAACAAAATTTGAAAAAGATATGAGAAATAGTTTAACTTATGAATTCATTGGAGCATATCCAATATCAATTTCTTCGATGCCAGTGTCTTATGAATCATCAAGTCTTTTAAAATGTACAGTTTCTATGTCATATCTAAGATATGTTATGACCGAATTGATATCTCCAGATCCTACTCCTTTTATTTCACCACAATCAACTAAAGCAGATAAAGAAAATACTCAAGAATTACCAGTTCCTCAACAAAAAGCATCTGATGTTATTCAAAGCACTTCAGGTAGAGATGCTGCTGGTAATTTTGGTTCCGGAAATATTGATTCTGCGACTGGAGAGTTAATGGTTACCACAGAACAACAACTTTTTAATGCAAATGTTGGAGATAGAGTTTCTCCAGCATTGATGAGACAGTTAGGAACTTAGAAAAACCACAATAAATAATCACACTGAAACATATCTATAGGTTATTATGCCATTACCAAAGATTGCTACACCCAAGTATGATCTTGAATTGCCATC